GAATAGAACCATTGTTCTTTAATGCGTTGATGTCGTTATCGGTTGTACCAACACGTAATTCAGTTTCAAGCAAACGAGTTGCAACGAACATGAGGTTAGGTGGAACAATCAATTTACGAGGTTTAGCAGCGATTAACAAACCACGCTCGTCTGTCCAACCAGCGATTTGAATAACTGCGGCTTCCAAAGAAGTCTCATTCAAATCTACACCAGTTGAAACAGTGTTGCTGTTTGTACCGCCAGAAACCAATGGATGTGCTGTTGAGAACAAAGGCACGCCATCGCCACCGTAATAAGCGGCAGAGTTGGTGAATCCGTTGTTAATAACTGCAGCAGCCTTAACTTGCTTGGTGTACGCCATAGAACGTGCTAGACCTTTGGTGTAACGAGCTGACAATGAGTCATACAAGTTATCTTCAATAGCTTCTTCAGTTAAGCTGAAGCCCATTGCAATGGTTTCGTGGTTGTAGCGTGCAGTCCATGCTTCTTGGCCGTTGTCATAGCGAATAGCAGAGCCTTCGTTTTTGACTGGAGCGGCTGTAAAGCCAGACAATTTGGTTTCTTCTTCAAAAGAACGCTCAGAAGTCTCTGTATCGTAGATTTCTTTGTGTTCTTCGCCATAGCGAGCATACTCAAGCCCGAACAAAGCGTTCAAGCCGGGGAGGAGCTCTTTTAGTAGTTGTGCGCGTGAAATAGCCATTTACTTAGCTCCTTAAGCTGCTGTTGCTACAGCTGCGTTGCTGTAGTAGGTGTGGACACCAAAGTTAAATTTAACAATAACTTCAGTAAAAGAACCCGATGCATTAACTGTCTCAGGAACGCCGGCTACGATACGGAACGGAAGAGCTGTTCCTGTGCCAGTAGTTGCTGAAATAGATGCTAAAGAGTCACCTGTTGTTGTGCTGCCAGCGGTCAAGATTACAGCTGAGTTTTGACCAATAGCTGCTTGTGTTACACCAGAAATTGTTGATGCGCCAGCAGCTGTTACCGCAACTTTGAACAAAGCATCTGGATCATCCAAAACAAAAGCTTGGATGTCAGTAGCATTTGTGCTAGCTGGGTAATACTGTTGTTGCAACAATTGCTTGGTAGTTGGGTTTGTGAACTGACAACCCAAGAAAATACCAACTGCGTCAGTCGCGGTAGCTGTGGTTGAAACTTTGCTTAGTGTGCCACCAGTGTTCAAACGCACGACATCACCGTAAAAAATTGATGTGCCAGAATTTTGAGCAATAGGTAATAAGCGAGTTGAACCAGCAAATACCTGACCACCAATCAAATTGATCGGCTGAAACCCATAAGGGCCTGATACGGTAGGATAAGCCATTTAAAACTCCTAATTAGATTTAAGAACCAGAACCAAAGGTTGTCGTGGATTTTCTCTCGTTAAAGAGCGGCATCCGCGGGTCGCTTTGGCGCATTAAATTATTATCTACAGCTTCCGTCTGATTTTGTGCTTGGGCTGCAAAGTGTGCATTCCGTTGCTCAACAAACTCAGTTGGAGTCTTACAGAGTAATAACCCGCCAATCTCAATATTGTCTTTATAACGACTATTGGGATCAGCTAACAGTTGAAATTTCGGTTGCTCTTCTATGCGAACTGGTTCCCAGCCCTCTCTCAGTTTAGCTGAAAGATTACGGGGGTCAGCTGCGTTTAAAGTAGAAACGCGGATCCATCTATATGAGAAACCTTCTTGTTTATCCGGTTCCGGAAGAAGATCTGGTAACTGCCACTGTTTAGGCCGTTCCTCATGTTGACGGTTACTTACTTCACGGGGTATTCTTGTATTAGCCATTTTGGGACTCCTGAATTTTTGTTAGTTCCATTGCATATTGCTCTGGAGAAAGATTGAATTTCTTCGCCAAAGCGAGCTGCGTTGCCGTGAGCTTTACCTTTTTTGAAGATGTGGATCGTGTGGCTGGAGCAACAACCGTGCTTAGTTTTTTAACAGGCTCTTTGGTTCCTGAATCCTCAGAGTTTTTGATCTCTTCGGAACTTCCCAGTTTATCTGGAAAGCGCTTTGCCATTTCGGCATCAATTACATTGTAATAGTGGTCGGAGCCAATTGCAACTCCTTCTTTTTCTAGACGCTTATGAATTCCTAATGCTAGGAAACTCATATCATCGTCCACACCATACCATAAATTGTTATCTAACCATGTTTGGGTTTTTGAGTCCAAACGTTGTGGTTGTTGATTCTGCATTTGTACAGCATTTTCTTGATTTTGTAAAGAGTCTTCATCATATTGGGGCTTATAACGCTCCATTTCAGACGATTTCATCTTCACTTCTGTCAATTTTTCTTGCGCTTCTGCAAGACGATCTGAATCTCCGGAGTCATAAGCGTCCTTAAATTCACGTTTTGCATCGTTTAATTCACGAGCAAGACCTTCTTTAGCGGTTGAAACGTACACTTTTTCCCCATCGGACAGGCGTCCTTTGAGTTTTTTGTTCTCTTCAATCATTAAATTGGCTACTCGCAGAGCTTCTTTTTGCTCCTTTTCTGCTGCGTCAGCGCGTCTGCGTTCATCGTGCATTGCTTTTTTCATTTGCAATAAACGTTGTTTTGCTTCTTTGGAATACTCCTCTAGATCATCATTGTCAATTTCGTCAATGATTTCTTTAGGCATTGGTTTAGCATTGATGCGGTCTTCTTCAGGGGTATCATCTACGATTTCAATTTCTACCTCTGTATTGTCAACTTCATCTGGAAATTTATACTCTTTTTTTTCAAAATCAGCCATATTTTACTCCTTATGCACGAGTAATTCCGCGGGGGTCTTGAACAATACCCTCTACAGAATCATCATTAATTATTCGGAATTCCCTGCCGTGAATTTTTAGTCGCGTGCCAGAGTTTGGTCTGGCTAGAATGAAGTCGCCAACTTTACACCAAGGGCCATTTGGAAAACGGCCTTTATCTTGATAGCAGTCTGGACCCATTTTGACTACAAAAAACACAGTTGATAACACTTCTTCGTAATGCATAGTAGTGTCCGCCTTTAAAATCCCACTTTCGTAGGCTTTTTCAGTGTCTGGGATAGCGCAAAGAATGCGATAACCAGATGGTTCGGGTAGCTGTTTTGCTTTATCTTCGTCTGTTTGAGGCAAAGTAGTTGTTGCATTTACATCATCGGGATTTGAGCCGATTAGTAATTCACTCATCAAAATTCTCCAAGTTTTTTTGCAGGTCTGTTATATATAAACGCACGGATAGAAGGCCTGTAATCTGGCCGCACGCCTTTTGGTAGTCGGAATAGTCTTTGGCTACGCCGGTACCAAGGGATTCTTCCAAACCCCTTACTTTTGCATCTATCTGTTTGAGAAGATGGTCTAGTATTTTGTCTTTCATGTTGTTTTCTTACCTTTTTGTTGGTTTTGTTGTCTATTAATATTTAATTGCGCTTTTTGCTGGCCTATTTGAGCTCCAATACGTAAGCCTTCAATCCGTTGCTTAGACTCAAGCTCTGCTTTGTCTTTGGCTGTCTTAGCGCCCACTTGCATACCAGCAATTTCCTTCTGGGCTGCAATTCTTTGCTTCTCAATCTCCAGTTGATCTGCTTTGGTAGCCGCGTCAATGGCCATTTTCTTCTCTTTAATAGCCACTTCCTGTGATTTAAGCTGCAATTCTTTGAGTTGCATCTGAATAACAGGGTCTTGAGAGGCCATTTGTGCTTGTTGCGCTGCAATGGCGGTTTGGTTTTGGCCTAAAAGTTGTTGCGCGGCCGGTACTGCCATGCGAGAGATCTGTAACTCTGTGTCTCTTGGCATATGTTCTTGATCATCTTCAATGGCAGGCAGGGTAATTCCCATCATTTGCTCCATTTGACGTCTATATTCCATGCCAACGTGCTCAGTAATATGAGCTTGCATGGCCTGCATCATAATCGGGGCTTGTGGGTTTTGTCCCATAATCATTTTAATCTTAGGGTCTTGCATTGCAGCCATGTGAATGGCAATATGTGCTTGATGATCTTGATAAGAAAACGCTTTTACAGGCTTGTTTTGTAAGACATTCATGTTTTCTGTAATAGGATCTACAGGTTTCATGTCGTCTTGCATTGGAACCAGTTTCTCAGCGTTCTTAATATTGAGAACATTGAGCATTTGGCGGTGTAAAAACGGCAAGTTGTACAGTTGTGGCGCGGTTTGAGCCAGCTGCAACACGGCTTGATACTGAACAACTTTTTGGCTCATGGTCGCGGCATTAGGATCAGACACCGGAATGATAGTAACCATGCCATAGTCAGACTTACGGGCCTTACGGCTGCCTTCTTCTGGCTGGTAGTTGTACTCTGCTGGGGTATCCGCTTCAATAATTTTCTTAAGTAAGCCAAACTCTTGCTTCATTGCGTAGTGGATACGCGCTTGAATAGCACTCATAACCTTGAGGGTGCGCTCCAAAATGGCCAGTGTAGTCCCAACTGGGGACTGAGATGACATATCAGATACCTTTAGATCTCCGGCTGAAGCGAATCTTCGGCCATCATCTATAATTTGATTAAGCAGTTGAATTAATGTTTGGCTAGGTTCCTTGTAAGGAAGTGGCATGATATTGTCTTTCATTGCGCCACTTGGGACATCTACGTCCCTAAATTCACCGGGAGCTATTGGTGTGTCATCACCTTTGACTCGCAAACCGCGGGTTTTAAATCCACCGGGCAAGTTGGCCAATGAACCAGCGTCAACCAATTGGCGGAGGATAGAAGTACCAGACTTAGCAAAAGCGCCCAGCAAATGGACAATACCAAAGTGATAAAAACCAAAACCGGGAATATAACCGTAATGCACAAAGTGTTGACGTTTTTGATGTTTTTCATCTTCTGGATCCCAGTTGCGTCTAATTGATAAAACAGTCATTGTGTTCTTTTCAATTGTGACTACATATGGCAGTGCAATACCTGTTTCGTTGCCATCTTTGTCTTTGTGCTCGTAACCTTCTAAATCTAGGTCTACGTGCATTTCTAAAATTTTATAGCGATCATCAGTGGTTGCTCTAAAGCCCATCTTTTCCGCAATTTTCTTTTCAATCTCGTCCATAGTATTGACGGGATCGCCTAGATCTACATCGCGGTAAAATCCTGCAACCTGTAATTTGCGCACTTCATTTTCGGTTTTGCGCATGACGTGGGTAATACGTTCTGCAGATTCAAGGCTGGAGGCGCCGTAAGGAACTACTAAGTCGTCCGCGGTAACATACATAGATACTTGGCGGCCTAAAGAGCTGTCAACGTAAACCTTTTTAAAGCCGTTACCTGATAACCCCATACCCCATAGCATTCTTTCGTGCTCTGGTCTAAATTCTTTCATTACGTCAGTTAACTCGTAGTTCATGTCATCTTGAACTCGTTGTGCCGCGTCTTTTTTCTCTGGCGTCTCTTTGCCAATAATCTGGGTTTTTACCGGGCCAGAAGCTGGAAACGTTTCCATAATGGTTTCAGATTGAAACTTGACTACGGCTTCGGCTAGAATTGGGTGATACACCCCGCAAGCGCCTTCCCATGGTTCAGAGCGCTCTTCAATCTTAAGGCCTAGAAGTTCTAATCCGTCAACATAGGTCTGAATCCAGTCTTTACGAGAAGATACGTCATTTTCAAAATCGCCAATCAAATCGCCGGCAAGTTCACTTAATACTTGCTCTGATATTTCTTCGGCAAGATTGGCAGTAAAGTCATCTTCTTCTTTACCAATATCTATTTCTAAATCACCAATATTTAAATGCACTGCTTCTGGATCAATAATCTCAATTTCAATATCAGGTGCATCAATTGCGGCAATGCCTTGGGGTGCTTGGTAAAGGGCTTTATCTATTGACATATGTCATCCTTGTTAATAATAGGCTACTTTTCTACGAAATTCTCTTGGCTCATCTGGTTCATCACTAGGTAAACTAATAAATCCGCCTTTTCTAAATCGCAGTAAAGCTTGTGTTGTTGAGTCCACTAAGTCATCGTGGTCTGAATTTGGGAATGCTGCCATTTCCTCAATCACTTCTTCCGCCCATCTTTTAGGTGGCGCCCAGACCTTGCCAGAAGCAAATAAGTCTGATACAGAATTTACTCGGCTTATTTTATCATTACCCCTTGTTGGCGTAAACTCTTGCACTGGGATGCCCATTCTTCTAAGTTCAAATATCAGGGGCGCGCCGGACGCTTTTGCCTCAACAATAAATGCATCTGGAGTCCATTCTTGATACATTTGCAATGCTCGTGCCTTTAATTCCGGAAATTCTAACCGCTCTTTAAGGGCGTCTAACAAAATAATATTAGCATCATTTCGGTCTTCATCTTTATAAAATACTCCCCAAGTTGTACAAGCAGAGTAGTCCGCGCGCTCACTTTTGGTAAAGGCGGTATCCCAAGATTGAATAACAAATTCACACATTGGCGGAATTTCTTTGTCCCATTCTTTCCACCATTCGCGCTTAACTAACGCACCTTCTTCAGAGGTTGGGTCTTGTTGATACTGGGCTTGCCACTTGGAAAGCGGCAGTTCTTCCTTTAAAACCTCTAATTCTTTTAACGACCAAAATTCCGGCCATAAGGGTTTTTCCGTAGGTAGAATAGCGGGAAGACTAATCATCTCCCATGTATCACCATCTTTATCTACGGCAGATTGTAAGATCTTACCTGTTAAATCCCGCTTTGACCAACGGGTCATCACGACTACTATTGAACCACCCGGTTGTAAACGCTGACGAGGGCCTGATGTATACCATTCATACACTTTGTCAAAGACCGAAGGATCGCCAGAAGCCAAGGCGGCCTCTTGCTCAGAATGTGGGTCATCAATAATGAGCAGATCAGCTCCCTTACCAGTAACAGTACCGCCAACACCGATAGCAAAATACTCCCCATTGCCAGAAGTACTCCAGCGCCCAGCAGCCTTACTATCAGATCTAAGAGCGACATTTGGGAAAATTTTGGCATAGGTTTCTCCATCTACAAGGTTACGAACTTTTCGGCCAAAGCCTACCGCCAGTTCAGCCGTGTTAGAACATTGAATAATTTTTTTATTAGGGAATTTACCTAGAAACCAAGCCGGCAGTAAATAACTAGCAAACTCAGATTTGGTGTGGCGCGGCGGCATATTAATAATTAGGCGCTTAGATTTACCATTGGCAATATCTTCAAACTTCTTAGCCATTAACGCATGATGCCGGCCGGATATAAAACCGGGCCACATGGTTTTTACAAAGGTCATAAAGTGACTTTGACCCTTTTCCCGTAGGATAGCGTCTTGATATTGCTGCGCCATAGCCATTAGGTTTTCCCTATCGCCCGGCGGTAATGCCAATATCAGTTCTTCTAAATTCATTCTATATCCCGCACCCTAAGATAGGAAGGACGTACCGACCGGGCCTTGTGTGGAACTTTTTTACACATACCCAACTGAACCAATAATTTAATCTTACTGGCAGTATTCCCTCGGCTCTTTTCCCCGGTGATACTCATAATGTCATCTATGGTCGGGCCAAAGCCAAACTTTTTCCACCATTCATCTATGATGACAAAGATTTCTTTTTGAGCCGGCGTCATGACAGTATTTCTACCTCGGACTGTGTTTCTATCCAAACCCTAGCACCACAAGACAAAGGTTTATGAGGACTATAGACTATTTTACTGTCCCCTTTAATTAGTACCTCTTTGGCGTACTGATTAGTCTTATAAGTCTTTACCGTTAGGACCGGGTTCTCCGTGCCTTCTTTGGTGTTCTTTTTAATCTCATGCTGGTTAACGTGAATAATGGTTTTCATTTACCGCAGTCCTCCTT